ACGTACTGTGTGAAGGCCGCATCCCGGTCAGCGGAGACCTTGCCCTGCACCACCACCTCCAGTTCCGCCCGATGCTCATAGTGGTAGCGCACCGGCGACAGTGTAACCTCCGGCTCCCCCGGCTCGCCATCGCGCTGGATCACAAGACCGCCCGCGGGCACCCGCTCGGGCAGCACCTCGCCACGCAGGACGGTGGCACCGGGGATGGTTTGCAGGGCCGCGAGCAGCGCCTGCAGGATGGTTTCACGGAGGGTGGGCATGATGCTCATCCATGTCTATTGTCGTCTCCGGGCACCGTTCCCTGTTCTGGCGCGCGTGTTGACATGTACGGCGTTATACCGTACATAATGGCGTGAAGGAGATCACTCATGTTCGCCAGTCCGAAAGCCACGCCGACCCCCGGCAAGATGGAAGCGCGCAAGGAACTGCGCCTGCATCGTGCCGATGAGGAGCGGATCCGGGCCGCCGCCGCGGCCACCGGATTGCAGGAAGCCGATTTCATCCGTCAGGCCGCCCTTCTGCGTGCGCAGGAAGTGGAACAGCGCCTGTCGCTTTCCATTCTGCCAACCGACGCCCTCAAAGCGTTCCGGGCTGCTGTCGCGGCCCCGGGCAAGGTGGTTCCAGGCCTTGCCCGCGCAGCCAAAGCCTCGAAAGGCCGTCTGAAGGATGCCGGTTGACAGACGAGCGGAGACATCCGCCCTCACCATCGCCAGATTCGACAAGGCGCTGCACGACCGCAGCGCCTTTTCCTGTGGCTTTCGGCCCATCGACAATTTCCTGAAATCCTCGCTTTCGGACCAGATCAGGGCCGGGCTGGTTGCGGCCTGGATGGCGACCTCGGGCGACGACCCGGCGGTTCTCGGCTTCTACACGCTGGGCGCGCTCGCCGTGCGCCCCGATCTCGGACCGAAAAAAATGGCAACGTGCCGGCGCCCCGGAAATTCCCGTCATCTACATTCGTGCCGTCGCCGTTCGCGCGGATCACCAGGGACAGGGGCTGGGAACCGCGCTGGTGATCGACGCGATGCGGCGCTGCCTGAAGATTTCCGAAGAGATGGGTGCTGCCGCCATCGTTCTCGACGTACTGGAAGACGAGCATTTCGAGCGTCGCTGGCAATTCTACAAGGACCTCGGATTTCGCCCCCTGGGTGATCCTGACAATCCGCACCGGGTCTTCATACCGATGGCCGATGTCAAGGCAACACTCGGCTGAACTACGAGCTTGCTTCCGTTTGATCCCACCTCTCCACCACCAGCCCCGGCACCCTGCCTGCCACCCGCTCAACATCCCGCGCCAGGTCGAGCCGCTTGCGCAGCTTGACCTGCGGCACCAGCAGGAAGATCGGCACGGTGGCGCGCCCGCGGCCGGTTTTGGAGCGCGACGCGATCCCGAGCCCCCGGCTGTTCAGCCGCCCGTCTGCGACCAGCAGGCTGGGCCCGCTCCGGCGGTAGACGAAGCGCAGGCGCATCCCGCGCCGACGTTCCCATTCGCCCGGCGTCAGGCGCGCGCCACCGCGGGCCTTGCCGGCGGCGGGCAGCGGGATGGCCAGCCAGAAGCCAGCCTTCGAGCGGATCAGCACGCCGCGATCATGGGCGGCGACGATCTCGGGAGCGTTGGACCAGACAAACGCCGCCGCATCCAGGCTGTCGCCCTGTTGCGGATAGGTCCGGTTGCGAATGGTGCGCGGCAGGCGATGCCCGAGCCCCGCGCCGGTGATCTGCGCCCGCCAGACTTGCTTCAACTCTCCCCCGGCCTGCGCCATCGCCGCCTTCACCGCGCGCTCGCCGGCCTTCACCTCGGCCTGCAGCATGGCAACGAGATCAGGCTCGAAGTCGATCTTGAGTTTCATGCCAGCGCCAGTTCGAGGGTCCAGAGTAACCGATCCCGATCCCGCTTCGGCTCGCCCTGGATGGTAAAGTTGTCAGCACCGATGCTGATACCGTCCCCGGGCTTGGGGTCAAGCATCTCCGAGGTGCGCACATCGACAAGCGTGGTCTCCGACAGGATCTGCGCAGCCCCGAAGGAGGTGACCTCGTCCGGCGCCTTGCGGATCACCCGGATGGGCTGCGGCGCGCCGCCCGCCGGATACCAGGTGGCGTCGACCGCGAGATGCACATCTGCAAAGATCGCATCCATGGCGGCAGCAAAGGCAGTCATCAGTTCGAGGAGAACAGCCGCACGGCCAGAGCCGGGCGCTTGTTGACCGGCAGGATCGAGGCCTCGGTAAGCAGATCGATGCCATCGCCGCGCTCGCGGGTCATCTGGCGGGCGTAAAGCTCCAGCCCGACGGTGTTGGCGGTCTCGATCAGGTTGGCGGGCGCACCATAGGTGGTGAAGGTATCGATCGTGCCCATGGGGAAGGCAATTCCTTCGCCCGCCGGGATCAGCCGCTCGGTGGTGCCGTTCGAAAGCGTGACGGAGGCGTTGTATTCCTCGAACAGGATGCCGGCAAAGGGGAAGGCGCGGCGCATGTCCTCGCGCAGCGGCTGGGCGCCCGAGGCGTAGTATTGGTACGCCGTTTCCACCGTGGCATGCCCGATCAGCTTGTCGAAGAACTCCGGCGAGACCAGGGCGCGCACCCCGGTCATGGTCTCGCCCTTGAGTTCCGTCTCGATCTGGCGCAGCACCGCGCGCACCTTCTGCTGCACCTTGGTGCCGGCGGTGCCCAGCACGAAGTCCGTCTGCTGCTGGGCAATGCCGAACTCGGTGAAGTAGTCATAGAGCGTGGTGCCGGCGCCATCCTTGACGATACCGCGCAGCGCGTTGATCTCCATGTATTCCCGGGTCTGGGCATGCTTGTTGCGCATCAAGGTCAGCTTGCGCGCCATGACCGCAACAAGCGGGTCGGCATCGCTGCCGGAACCAATGGCCCGCACCCCCTGGATGTCGGCGGGCAGGATGACGTCGTTGTGCGGGATCCACGGCACCGCGAAGGAGCGCATGGTGCAGCCCTCGCGGGAGCCGACGGTGGCGGGAGCCCCCAGCGGAACCGAGGGCAGCAGCGACAGCACGCCTTCGCGGGCCTCGATGACCACGGTCCTTTGCGTGATGCCTTCGAAGCGGAACAGGCCGAGCTGGCCGAGGCGGGTGTAGATGTTGGGCAGGATGTTGATGGCGCGGGTCATTTCCGCGAGGGAATAACCGCCCGCGTCGAACGGGTTTATGATGGCAGGCATGGGGATGTCTCCGGGTGTGGGGATCAGATGGGCGAGGGATCAGGCCGCATCACGCGGCACGATCCCGGCGGCGGCCAGCTGGCCTTCCTTGGTGGCGATCTTGGCGGCGGTGCCGACGGTGGCGTCATAGTTCAGCTGGGCTTTCGAGACGATCACCGGGCCGCGCGCGACGATCAGCCCCGTGGCATCGGCGGCGGTGGCGTCCACCGCCTCGATCAGCACCGCGACGGCAACTTGCGATCCATCGGTGCCGGTATCGGGCGAGAGCTTGTACTTGCCGGAGGCGGTGATTTTTCCGAGCACGGCGCCGAGGGGGTAGTTGGTGCCGGCCAGGAGCGTGACGGTTTCGCGGCAGTAGTCGGGGTTTTCCTCGTATTTGAGGAGATCGCCCATGGAAGGCGGCTGGGTGAGTACGGGCATGGTTGGGGTCCTTCATCTGCAATTGTTCATGAGGTGGCGTTGGCCGCAGCGGCTTTCGCGGCCGCGATCAGTGGGCTTTCCTTCGGCGCAGGCTCGGCTGTGGACGGAGCGATGGAGGCAACGATGGTGGCATCGGTGGTTTTTGCCAGCTGTTCGAGAACGGCCTTGCGGACTGCATCGGGAGAGGTTCCGGCACGAACGGCCTCGGCCGCGTCAACGGTCAGCCCGAGGCGGGAGGCCTGCGCCGCGATCTCGGCAATCTCGGCGGCCTGTTCGCGGATCTGGGTGGCCGGGTCCGGTTTCGCTGCGGCGGGAGAAGGCGCCGGCGTCAGGGACTGGGCGGGAATCTGTTCTTCTGCCGGAACGGGTGCCGGGCTGGCCGCCTCGGGCGTTGCCCCCATCTCGGGCGCAGCCGTTCCCGCCTCCGTCGTTTCCTCCGTCGCCGCAGGTTTTGCATCTGGTTTGCCTTTCACTGCCATGGTGTCGGTCCTTTCCGTTTTGAGGGATTCGCGTTTCGGGGTTCGGGTGAGTGGTGGGGTTTCGAGCGTGGCCACGAGCGCTGCATGGGCGCCGTCCAGCGTGGCGATGCCGTCGGCGAGCCCGGCCGCGACGGCGTTTTGTCCACGGAAGATGGCGGCCTCGGTGGCGGCGATGACCTCCGGGCTCATGCCCCGGGCGCGAGCCACCCAGGCGACAAGCCGGGCATAGAGATCATCGACATCGGCCTGGATGTCGGCCCGCGCGTCCGGGGTCAGCGGGATATGCGGATTGCCATCCACCTTCTTCGCCCCGGCATGGATCAGGGTGTATTTGCGACCCTCTGACTGGTCATGGGCGGTCTGATCCACGTGCACGGCAATGACGCCCACCGAGCCCACCTCGCCGGTTTGCGTCACGAACAACCGGTCGGCAACGGCCCCAACCAGATACGCGGCCGACAGCGCCTGTTCCCGGGCAATGGCCCAGAGCGGCTTGCCGGTCTCGGCCTTCAGCGCTGCCAGGCGATCAGCAAGGTCGAACAGCCCCGCGACCTCGCCGCCGGGGCTGTCGATCTCCATCAGCACCGCGCGCGTGCCGGGCTCAGTGAAGGCCGCCTCGGCCGCCGCCGCAATGTCATCGTAGCTCATGATTCCGAACATCCCCGTCAGCCAGTCGCCGCGCTGCACCAGCGGACCGAGAATGGGTAGGTGCCCAATGTCGCCCTCCGTCATCTCCCAGCCGGGACCAGCGGCTTGCGGCGCCGGAGTTTCGCCCAGAAGCGCATCAAACGCGCGCGGGGCCAGCGCCAGCGGGCGGGCAGCCAGCCGGCGGGCAAGCATGTCGGATCGGTTCATGGGTTTGCAGTTTCCGTCGTGTTGCTCGGCATATCGCCGGGGGCATCGACCAGCTGCGCCGCGCCCTGGGCGGGCGATCCCGGGCGGCGGAAGTCGAGACCCAGGTCCGCCTCACGCATGCGATCCGTGGCGATTTCTTCATCCACCCGGTCGGCGTCATAACCGCGTTGCTTCATTGCCATGGAGCGGCTCTTCAGCCCGGCCTCGATCTCGGCAATCTCGGCAGAGATGTCCTTCAATGGGTCCACCCATTCCCATTTCGGGGGCAGCCATTCGCATTTGAGCCAGGTCCGGCGGGTGGCGGCGTAATCCGGCAGATCCAGTGCACCCGCCATCACCGCAGTGTCCATCCAGCGCGCCCAGACCGGCTTGCACAGCTGGTGAATCAACACGCGATGCTGCCAGGCAATGACGCGGCGGCGGAACTCGATGATCGAGAGGCGCGAGTTGGCGAAGTTGGCCTTGGCGAGATCGTTGGACACATACGAGTAGGGCACACCCAGCGCGGCCGAGACCTGCAGCAGGGTCCGGTACTGGAACGGCTCGTAAGTCGGCCCGCTGTCCGGCGGCGAGGGCGTCGCGATCTCCTCGCCCGGGTCCAACCGCACGACCTGGCCCGGCTCGACGGCCAATGGCTCGTCGGGCGAATCCAGTGGGGCATCGACCTGCGGCGAGGTGACAAACAGCGCAAACATCGAGCTGACCTTTTTCCGGTCGAGCTCGGCGTCATCATACTGGTCGAGGAAGAACAGCTTGACGATGGCGGGCGCAAAGCGCGACACGCCCCGCACCTGACCGGCTTCCACCGGGTCGATGATGTGGAGCACCTCGGATGCCGGCACCCGCACGATCTCGCCTGCAAGGCGGGGATCGGTGCTGTCGCCGGGGTGGCGGCGGTAGAAATAATAGGCGGCGCGGCGGCCCAGCAGGTCGAACTCGATCCCCTGGCGGATCATGCCGCCCCCGGGCAGCTCCTTTGTCATGTTGATCGGCAGCATTTCCGAGGGCAGCATCTGCAGTTGCAGCGGCACCGACAGCCCGTCCTCGGGCCGGCGGGGGCGAAAGCGGAAGAACACCTCGCCAGTCAGGAACAGCTCGCGCGCGGCCCGACGCTGCAACCCGTAGAAATCGGTCAGCCCCTCGGAATCGGCTTCGGCCTGCCATTCCTCCCAGAGGGCCTGAATGGCCTGCTTCTTTTCCGCGTCCTCGACCTTCGAGGTCGGCTTGACCCCGTCACCCACCGCATTGCCGGTCCAGCTTTCCAGCGCGTTCAGCGCATAGCCGTTGTTGCGCACGAGCCAGCGGGCCCGCGCCGTGATCGTCGGGCCCGCCTGGCCGATCAGCGTGTTCACATGCGCGCGGCTGGGGCGGAACTTCATCAGGCGGCGCCCATAAGCCCCGGCATCGAACCCGAATCCGCCGATCATCGCGCCGATGCGCCGGCGCAAGCCCGTCATCACCGCCATGTCAAAGCCCCTTTTCGGCGTAGACGCGGGTCACGCGGCGGTTGGGATTTTTTCCGCCCGCCGCGGCAATGCGGGCCTCGAGATCGGCAATGGCGCGGGCCATTTCCGCGTCGGAACCATAGGTGACGGTCTTGCCGTCATAGCTGGTCGAGCGCACGCCGCGAAAGCGGGCGGCCAGAAGCGCGTCCAGCTGCGCCTGCATTTCTGTGAGCGTCATCGGTTACCTCATCATGTTCGGTGTGTAGACACGCCGCTTCCTGCGCGGGGTACGCGGCTGGCCGGCAGTGGGCTCGGGCTGCGATTGAGTTTCAGCATCCACCGCTCGCCCAACCATCTCTTCCTCCGGCCCGATCCCCACCTGCGCCTCCAGCGAGCGCCATGTGCTTTCAGCCCAGCGCTCGGCGCCGAACAGCCAGGCGGCGGCGCGGGCGTAGACCCGGCAGTCCAGCGCCTCGTTGCGCTCGCGCATCTTCTGCCATTCCATCTTTGCAAAGCCGCGCCGGTCGCGGCGGGTGACCAGCTGCTCGGCGGTCAGCTGTTTCAGCCACTCGGAATCCACCCAGTCGGGCAGATGAACGAAGCCCGGGGAATCGGCAACGCCCTGTTTTCGTTCCTCGCATGTCGGTCGGCGCAGGCGCAGGAAGCGATAGGTTTCCGACTTGAACACCGCCGTGGCGATGGTCCAGAGCTTCGCCCCACGCCGGATGCGCTTGCCGCCTTCGGTGGCATCGACAAAGGTCGGGCCCGTTACGGGGCTCGCCCGGTTGAACCCCTCGACGCCCTTCACCGGGGCGACCTGCGCGCCGGTCTGTTGCCTGGCCCAGCTGTAGACCGCCGCGCTCTCATACCCCGTGTCGATCGCCAGCTTGCCGATCTGCATCTGCGCGCCGTTTTCGTGCGGCCATGTCCGACCAAGAAGGCTCGACAATTCTGCCCAGGCTCCGGGATCGGCCGGCCCGCCATCGATCACGACGTGATCCACCAGCCAGCTTTCCAGCCCGCGCCCCCAGGCCCAGACATCGATCTCGATGCGGTCCTTCTGCACGTCCGCCCCGGCGGTCAGGAACAGCCCGCGTTCGGGCACCTTGCCGGCCGCCCAGCGCTCGCGGCGCTCGTAAAGCCGCTGCCAGTCCGGCGCCTCGCCGCTTTCAGCCCAGGTCTCGCCCAGGATGGTGTTCTTCAATGTCTTCAAGGCGGAATCGTTACCCTTTGCCTCTTCCCATTTCCGGGCAATTGCCGCCCAGCTCAGCCAGCCCAGCGGCGAGTAGAGGCCGTTGATGTGGAACCCGACAATGCCGGCGGCTTCGGCCTTCTTCCTGGTTTCCTCGTCGGCCGTCGGCTGCCAGCAGGCGCCATTCTCCTCGGCCATCATCTGCGTCTTGAAGCGTTCCTCGATTTCCGCTTCGCAGTGCTCGCAGATGTAATGCGCTGTTTCCGGCCTGCCTTTCTCCCAGCGCAGGCGCTCGAACTTCAGCCATTGCAGGCCGCCGCAATGGGGGCACGGCACAAAATAACGGCGCTGGTCCGAGAGCTGGAACTCCCGCTCGATCCGGCTCAGCCCCGTCACCGTCGGCGTCGAGGCCAGGAAGATCTTCGCGCGATGCCCGAAGCTGTTGGTGCGCGCCTCGGCCAGTTGCACCGGGTCGCCCTCGCCATCGACATCGCCCGGGTAAGCATCGACCTCGTCCATGAACACCCAGCGCGCCGGCATCGAGCGCAGGCCCACAGCCGAATTGGCGCCGGTCAGGATCAGCTGCCCGCCCGGAAAGCGCTTGGCCAGCACCGTGTTGCCGCTGTCGCGCGAGCGCGACGGGCTGACCAGGTCACGCAGCGCCGGGCTGTCCTCGATCAGCGGATCGATGCGTTGTTGTGACAGGCGTTTCGCGAGATCCACCGTCGGCTGCACCGCCAGCATCGGCCCGGGCGCCCGGTGGATGCAGTAGCCGATCCAGTTATTGCCGCCCTCGGTGGCGCCGACCTGGGCGGGTTTCATGAACACCACCCGCCGCGCCGGGTCGCCGGGCGACAGCGCATCCATGATCCCCCGCATGTAGGGGGTGCGCGCTGTGCGGTATGGCCCGGCTTCCGAGGCTGCGCGCGAGGACAATATCCGGTGCCGGTCGGCCCACTCGGACACCGTCAGGGCCGGGTCAGGGGCGAGGCCTTTCAGCCAGGCCTTGGCAATCTGGCCTGTTCCATCTCCATCATCCGAGCTCAATCTCGATCTCCGCCAGCTCCGCGAGGTGCCGGCGGAGGTGGTGCTCCAGCACCTGCTCCATCAGATGGGCGTCAACGCCGAGTTCCGCCGCCATGTCGGCGGCAACCCTGGGCGGCCAGTTCATCCAGGCGTCGCGCTCGCGCCGGGCAAGGTCGAAGACAAGTGCCGTGGCCTTGGCGCGATCCACCAACTCGCCCTTCATCTTTTGCAGGCGCATCCTGGCTGTCTGGGCCTTCAGCACCTCGTTGGCCATGCGGGCGCGCAAAAACGACATCTCGCCACCCGGGGCAGCGGTGCCGGCCTCGCGCAGGGTGTCATCGACCGCCTTGATGGCCGCACGGGGGACAGGCTTGCCGGATACGTGCCGCCTCGATGGGTCGGTTTGCGCCTCCCACTGCCGGTCGGCCTTGACCGGGTCGATGGTGCCGTCGGGCTCCAGCGTGATGCGACCCGAGGCGATGGCTTTGCGCACGGCGCTTTCCGCGACTCCGCGGTGGCGTGCATAGGCGCGCCGGGACAGTCCCATCTGTTTTCTCCGTCCGATTACAATCCTGCAGGCGCTGATAACGCCATGATATTGCTGCGATTGTCGTTGATGCGTGGGGCGGGTCGATCAAACGTGACGGTATTCGATGGCCCATTGACTGGAGGTTGCCGTGCCAAAACTCACCGACACCCAATCCCTCATCCTGTCTCGCGCCTCCCAGCGCGATGATCGTATTGCGCTGCCTCTGCCCGGGCGCCTGCGCGGCGCGGCGGCGAAAAAGGTGGTCACGCCGCTGATCGAACGTGGCCTGCTGGCCGAGATCGACGCCGATCCCCGCAAGCGCGGCGCGCTCTGGCGCCAGCGGCAGGATGGGTCGTTTGCCACGCTCGCCATCACCGATGCCGGGCTCGAGGCAATTGGCATCGAGATTGACCCACCCCAGCCGGCGCCGCCCACTGACCCGGCGCCGGAACGCCCTGCCCAGCGCAAGGGCACAAAACAGGCGAAGCTGATCGAGATGCTGCGCGCAAAGGAGGGCGCCACCCTCGAAGAGATCGTTGCCGCAACTGGCTGGTTGAAACACACCGCCCGCGGTGTGATCTCCGGCCAGCTGAAAAAGCGGCTGGGGCTGAATGTCGTGACCGAGGCCGATCCCCGGCGCGGGCGGGTCTATCGGATTGTCGAGTGATCGACGGGTCAACCAAGCCCACCCATCAAAGGGGCGTTTTGTCGTTTCATGGACGCAGTTCGGAAGGTAACACTTTGATATCGCTTA